AAATGGTAAATGTAGAAATTGATATGAGCATTGAAGACTGCCGTGTTCTGTATACGGCTGTTTGTGATGCTATTAAATGGTGGCCTGGATCTCCTGCACGTCCACCAGAAGAACAAGAAAAACTACAACAAATGAAATTGTTTTTATTTAGTATTATATGTGAAGCGTCTCTAGATTTATGACTGTTTCCACTCCACTTTTTAATTTGATCTTTGATCGTAAAAAGATTAAAGAACAACGCTTGGCAAAACAACAGCGTAACTACCAACGTGCAGAAGACAAAATTGAAAAGCTACTTGCAAAACCTTGGTCTGAAGAGCGAGAAGAAAAAATTGCATTTATCCGAGGCGTCAATTACGCCCGCTCTTATCGTTTAGCGTCAATTGAAGAAAGCATTGATTGGCTTGGTAGCTTGCTGCCAAAAGATGAGTTTTCGTTGTCTGCAGATATTACTAAAGATGATGTAACAGGCAAAGCGACATTTGTTAGTCTGAAGTATGAGATTACTGATTCACCTTACGACGATACGTATGTAGGCGGTGAAAAATTAGCTTTTAGTACAAGAGGTAAAAAGAAGTTTGGCAGTTCGACCTCTACGTACAGCTTTAATCAAACTTCTGTTATTGACGGTGTTACTACTGGTCAGTTTGGAAGTAGCAGCATGGCAAGACAATATAACGATTATGACGAGTTTAGTGCGATGATTTGGGATAAACATCCTGGAAAAGATTCAGGAGCAAAGGTTGTGTGTGAAGAGATTTTTATTTAAACTTAAAGCTGAATCTTAAATAAGATGAGCAAGATGGCAAAAGGCGGCAGCTATGTTGTCGCCACTCCTAAAAAAACTAAGCAAGGAAATGGTAAACATTCCAAGCCAAGTCATGGGCGTAAATTATCCCGAGGTCAAGGAAAATAATGTAAACTGATGGCATACAGGGGCGGTTATGTATCAGTATTCACCTGCTTTATTAGAAAGCTTGTTGATCATTAAAACCTTTGAGGGTTTTAGTGAAAAGGCTTATCCTGATCCTGATACAAATTCTGCCCCTTACACCATTGGTTACGGTACGCAATACTATCCAGACGGCAGTCCAGTTAAGCAAGGTCAATGCGTCACTAAAACCAAAGCTCTGGAATACCTAAAGCATGAAGTTGAATTGATTGCTAGGCAGCTAGAAGAATTAAACCTTGGTTTAGACGAAAGCCAAACGGCAGCTTTAATTTCATTTGCCCATTCTGTTGGCTGGGATACCTTCCTTTATTCCAACATCATTGACTCTTTAGAAGAAGAGGATTATAGCGAAACTGTACAGGATATTAGCTGTTGGATTTTTGATAACGATCATAAGGTTGTCGGTGGTTTAATTGACCGTCGCCGTCATGAAGTCAAGCTTTTTCTACGAGAACAAGACGAGTTACATTCATCTTCTAAGGACATTTTGCTAAAAGCTTTTAGGGAGTATAGCGGATCTCGTGGCCAAGTAGATGCAATCAGACAATTACAAGAGGCAATTAACCCTTATACCCTCTCGGTTTTTGCAAATGAGTATAATAACCACACTGAATTAGTTGAGTTTTCCGATAAAGAGTTGCAGACAATCTACCAAGACTGGAAGTAGAATATCGATAGCAATAAGCTTCGGTATGGAAGATAGCAGCCTTAAGCAATATGAAATGCCTTTACATCTACAGCTAGCAATGCGTAAAGCAGAGCTTGCCTCAGAAGAAATGACATGGGATCAGATGCGTATTGCGCTGCTGAATCTATACAGCAAAAGGTTGATGGAACTTCAAGCGGTTAAAGACATTCTGGTCGCAGAAGGTGTTGATGTTGAATTCAACATTCCATCTGATATTGAATTGCAAGAATTAGCTATTGCCAAGTTCATGATGGAAGCAGATCCAGACGAATTAGAAGATGATGAAGAACCACCTGCATTATTCGGTTAGAATTCAGTGATAGCAGAGAGTTTTATGCTGTCACATAATTACCGTTTACGCCTTCAATTTATTTGTGATCGAATCTCAAAATCAGAAGAGGTACAACTAGAAGACATGATTTGGGCTGAGAAGTTAGCGAAAGCTAACAAATCAGCCCTTTCAATGATGAATCAAGCTCGCCGTAAAGCCCATAATCCTGATATGGCAGAAGGCGGTTTAGATGATTTTATGAACACCCTGGACCTTGGTGATCCAGATCCAGCAAATCATAGGACCACATTTAGTGGCCCTGATGATATTGCACAGTGGTTTAGCCAAGAAAAAACTGATGACTGGCGTCAACGAGATTGAGCAATTAAACGCTTCAGATACCACTCTGCCTTCTCTAGGGACTCAATACCCCCTTTATGCCTTTCTCTCCACAAGTATTTTACGCAGTTTCCTTTTAAGTAGCCTCTATATTCTTCTGGCGTTAGCTGCGCTTCAATGGCTTCGATACACTCAATACCTCCGTCAGTGTAATGCGAAGGATGATTTACATTATCAATTAAAACAGGACGTTCTTTTAAATCGTCACCGCTAGTATCTGTAGCCCAAGGGACTGGGCAAATACCCCCTGGGCAATCCATTAATTCAGTCTCTTCTACGACCGGTTGAAACCAGCCACCATCCGGCGTTGGTTTTGCTTCGCTAGTTCCATTTCCTCCGGCGACAGTTGACCCATGTCCACTACTAACTGCCTTGGTTGTGGTTGCGCTCCGTGCACAATCCCCTCCTCCACACTTGGAATCATTCCCGTTACTCCGCATCTTGGTTGCGCTCTTGGATCTACTGCTAAGTTAACACGATCTGACATATTTTCTTGCGTTACTGCTAAACCAGTATTGTATTGATCGTACATAGGTACATCATTAGTGGCATTAGCCAAGGGCTGACCAAACGTATCTAATGTAGTCATACGTTGTTTTAGGGTATCGTTATTACCCATAAACTCATTTAAAAAGCCCATTGTTAATTCACAGTTTACCTTAATTATAATTGACACATGGCTTACTCACCCACCTACGATAGGTCGAAGGATTCTGCAAGTTCTGCTGGTTACGTTAGCGACGTGAAACCGGAGGCTGGTTATTCTCTTGACCTGAGGAATTTAGATCCTGAAGAACGACGGACTGCAAAGATTGGAGATGCTGCGGGTGAAGCTCAGCAGAATCGTGTTGAAAAGTCTTTGAGAGCAGCTCGTAGTGCTGCGAAATTCCAGAAAAAACGTTCTTACGATCAGCCATATACAGATAGATCAGGACAATTGTCGGGGATTGTTGAAGGTGATGACTTCCCCTACGCTGGCGCAACTAACTATGCAGATAAGCCAGAGTCAAAGTTTGGAACCTTTAGAGGGTTTTAAACTTTACTCAACACTACTTCAGGCGGTTGTTTTTGATACTTTCCTTTCCGCTCCTGGTAACTGGTAACACAAGGCTCACCACGATAGAACAACAATTGACAGATGCCTTCATCAGCATAAATTTTGTTGAATAAAGGTGTACAGTTACTGATTTCTAAAGTCAAATACCCTTCCCATCCAGCCTCTGCTGGAGTGATATTTGCCATAATTCCGGCACGAGCGTACGTGCTCTTACCAACCGCAACGACCGTAACGTCCCTTGGTAATTTGATGTATTCCATGGCGACACCAAGACAGTACCCAAAAGGAGGCAAAATAAAATACCTGCCGCGTTCGTCTTCATGTAATTCAGTTTCTTTTAAAATTTCAGGATCAAAGTTTTTAGCGTCACACATTCCGTGCTGGACACCGCCAAAGAGAAGACACTGACTAGGTGACAAACGAATGTCATAACCATAGGAACTAAGTCCATAAGATAATAGTTTAATGCCATCACGCTCATTAACAAGACGATCAGAAAAAGGAACAATCATGCCTTCACCGGCAAGATCTTTGATCTCTTGATCAGAAAGAACGCTCATATCCTTTATGCAGTTGTATTACTCTACAGGATTATTCTGCCCTTGTCTTCGTAAGTCTCGATAAAACATTGAGTTGATTCTTCAATGTCTCGTTTTGGCTGTAAATAAACAACCATTGATGCAGCAGTGGAACAATGCGTTAGCTTGTCCTCTAAAAAATAATGGCGAATCAAAGACGGACGTGTTTTTAAAATACAGACTGGATGATCAAAAATATCCTGGCAGTACATAGCCATATCCAGGTAATTTGTAAAGTAAATGCCTGACTCAATTTCACCAGACAACCATTTACGCTTGATGGCTTTCCACCAGATCGCTTGGCCTGATGTCAGCGTTGGCGACAAACCGCGTGTTGTTTTCCAACGATGGGATTTCTTATGCCAAAAATAAGATTGGGGTGGAGGAAACAAGTAGACATTCCCATACCACTCCATCTCATTTAAGCCATCATCTTTGATGGTGTAAATTTTTTTAGCACCAACGTACTCGTTCGCTGTATTGGACGAAGCAGGATCTAAGTCAATACCTCCCAATACATACTGGGCAGAATCAACTAGATCCCTATTCGTAATCCATTCAAAGTCTTCGACACGTTTGTTGCCACGTCTTAGACTCATCAGCTATCTGTTACCTTGTTGTAATCTACTTCAAAATAACGGGTGCCACGTTGATCCCAAATCATATAGCCAGCTTTTTCATCAGG